GGTACGGGAGGCTTCGGGGCGGGCGGTTTTGGGGCGGACGGCTCCGGCGGTCCATTCTTCCCGGGCGCTTCCGGCGGCTCCTTCGGGGGCGCTCCGGGAAGCTCCGGACAGGGAAGGGCGCTGGGGGGCGGCTCCTTCCGCGCGGGCCTTTTCGGGCCCGGCTTCGGGACGCAGCCGTTCTTCTCCCCCTCCACGGAAGCCTACCTGATGGCCGCCCCGTGGCAGTCGGCGGCGATGGCCTCCGCCGGCAGCGCGGTTTCGCTGGAATCCAGAACGGAAATCAACGTCAGCGGCACAAGCTCGCCGGATGAGGTGGCCCGCCGCGTCGCCGTGGAACAGGACAACATCAACGCGGATCTGATCCGCTACGCACAGGGGGCCGCCCGATGAACTGGCTGACCCAACCGCTGGAACGCGTTTTCCTGCGCCCGCTGCGCAGCCTTGGCGGGCTCTCCTTCGACGTGGTCGTTTCCGAGGAGCACGAGGACACCCTGACCATCGCCAAGCATCCCGTGGAGCAGGGCGCGAACATCAGCGATCACGCCTACCGCAACCCGTGCAAGGTGGTCATCAAGGGCGCGTCGTCGGAGAGCACCTACGGCCTGCCGGTCTGGGACTCCTACAACGTCACGCTCTACAACGCGCTGCTGGCGCTGCAAAACGCCCGCGAGCCCTTCGACATCGTTACGGGCAAGCGCAAGTACGGCAACATGCTGCTGGAGAAGCTGACCGTGACCACCACCCCGGACTCCGAGCACGCGCTCATGGTGACGGCGGAGTGCCGCGAGGTGATCATCGTGAGGACGCAGGTGATGGCGGTCCCGGCCGAACCCGGCAGGCACCGGAACCCCGCCAAGACCGGCGGGACGGCGAACAAGGGCCAGAAGCAGGCCGTCCCCGTGAGGTGACGTGCTGCATGGACTTGAAGATACAAGCAAAGTGAGTGCGACAATGCGTTATGTCATTCCCCTGACCCCTGAGCCGCAGCGGTTCAGCATCGTTCTGGCGGGCCGCGAGCTGCTGCTTGCCGTCCGCTGGATGGACGCGCCCGAAGGCGGCTGGCTGCTCGACATGGCCGACGCCGAGGGCGTCCCCCTCGTTTCCGGCATCCCGCTGGTGGCGGGGTGCGACCTGCTTGAGCCGTATGCGTATCTGGGGCTCGGGGGCGCGCTCCTGCTCTCGGGGGACGAGCCGCCCTCCCCGGATACGCTCGGGCGGGGCGTGGACCTGCTGTTCGAGGTGGCTGATCATGGCTGAGGCAACAAGCCGTAGCGGGGAACGCCGCGATGAGGGCCGCCAGTGGCTGCGCCGGTGCTCGCTGATCGTCGGGCCCAAGGAGGGCGGCGCGCTGGAGCTTGGGGAACTGCGCGTCGCCTTCACCGTCAAGGTGAGCGAGCAGGAAACCCCCAACAGCGCCTCGATCAGGGTCTACAACCTCTCCGAGGCCACAGCCGGGCGGATACGCAAGGAATTTACCCGCGTCATCCTTCAGGCCGGGTATCAGGGCAACTGTTCCGTCATCTTCGACGGGAACATCACCAAGGTGGCGCTCGGGCAGGAGGGCGGCCCCGGAGCCGGGAAGAACGGCGGCGAGGGCGAAGGGTTGGACACCTGCCTCGAGATCAGCGCCGGGGACGGCGACAGGGCCTACAACTACGCGCTGGTCAATACCTCGCTGGCGGCGGGCTCCACCCCCGACGACCACGTCCGCGCCTGCATGAAGGCCTTTTCCGCCAAGGGCATCGAGCCCGGCTACATCCCCCTCCTTCCCGGCCAGAAGCTCCCCCGGGGCAAGGTCATGTACGGCATGGCCCGCGCCTACATGCGCGATACCGCGAGGCGTACCGGTACGGCGTGGAGCTTCCAGAAGGGCAAGATGCAGATGGTGCCCGCCAGCGGCTACCTCCCCGGCGAAGCCGTGGTGCTTTCCGCCGGAACCGGGCTCATCGGCACGCCCAAGGCCAACGACAAGGGCATCGAGATCAAGTGCCTGCTCAACCCCCGCCTGCGCATCGGCGGGCGCGTCCGGCT